TTATTTAAAGCGGCGATTTTAAATAGATTATTAGTGTTGCCGAATTGTTGTTTAACCACTCTTTGTAGAGTGGCCTTATTAAAGCCATTAGGCGATTCGACCTTCTTTGCCGGTACTTTATCGGTCGCCCTATCGGACTTAACCGAAGCGCTAGCCGTACCGTCTTTATTCTCTTCGATCACGAGCTTCTTCGTACCGTAGTCTCGCCATTGTTTTAATTTAATAGTAAGATACATATCGAAGCCGTAATCGTGATCTTCTTTAATTTCGATATCTTCGACCGTAACTCGTTCCGTGATCATACTCAGCATTTCGCCAGTCGGTTTCATACGGACTACGGTAAATTTAACCGGACTACCGGTTGTTTTCATGCTGTGTATTTTATTAGCATAGTATTCAGCTTTTTTACTCTTCTCGAGTATGGACTGATTAAACGGATATTTACTATTAGGCAATAGAATCTCGAAGGAGTATTCAGTCAAGCCTAAAGGTTTGGGTATCGTTACTTCACCAGTTTGTAAAAGATCGACTGTTTCGTTCTTGTTGCTATAAGTGATATCGAGGGATTTAGGCGGAATCGGTATCTGTAAATTATCTAGGTAGAAATAATACATTATAAAGCCTCCCCGGTATTACGTTGGAATGCATTAACTAAACCGTTAGCGAAGTTAGTACTGAAGTCGTTATAATCGACGCTAGAATCGATGTTATTATTGTTAGTCACGTTCAAGTGGATAGTACGTTGAGACCAGGACTTAATAGCGTCATTCATAACACCTTTGTTCAAAGTATTAATCTCGTCGGCCGTTAATTGTAATGCTTTAGCCGCTTTCTCAGTATGTTTAGCTGTTTTACCAGTATTTTTAGCTGTGTCTTTAGCAGCTTCAGCTACGGCATCACGTTTAGTGTTTTGATCGCTATTAATAGCGTCGTCGTTACGTTGGCCATGATTAAAGATATTGCTAATTTTGCCGACTAAATTATCGCCAGCTAATTGTGCTGCACCAGCTGTTTCGCCAATATCTTTATACTGCATCTTATAGTCATCGAAAGGACCAGCATCGACTTGCACTTGGAATCTGGAAGCTACGACATGACCAACACCATCTAATAATTTTTTAAGGAATGGTACTTGTTTCATAACGTCGAGCATCGCATTAATGCCTTGTACAGCAAATTCGACTAAGTTATTCCACAAGCTACCAAATAAATTCTTAATAGCTTTTGCTGGGTTATTAAATACAGTAGCTATAAAGTTAGCGAAGATAATAAAGACATTCCAGATATAGGCAATTTGATTATAAATAATAGCCCATAATGCACCGAATACACCGGCAATAACACCGACTACTGTATACGTAGTGCCAGCCCATTCGTTATACATATCGATAACGAAATATAATGCGGCTACGATACCCATAATAGCTAATGCTACCCAGGTCGCTGGACAAGCTAACATAGCGGCATTTAAACTCCACTGAGCAACAGTAGCAGCTACGGTAGAAGCTGTAGCCACTAACCAGTTAGCAGCATATACAAGAGCTACGGTAGCTAATGCAAATAAAGCACCGTGTACGAGCCATGCATTTTCTTGTAGCCATCCGAATACTTGTTGACCGACTGTTAATACTTGTTTAAATGCATACGATATTTCATTGAATACATTTTTAATAATAGGTGCTATATACTGAATATTATTTTCTATGCTATCGACAAATTGTCTAAACTCTGGTGAATTAGCTAACTCATTAACAGCATCAAATAATGGAGCAAATGCATATTCGGCGACCGATTTAATATCGGTAGCCCAGTCAGCGAATGTATGTGGCATCTTACGATAAGCATCTTCTATTTCGTCGGCATTTTCAAGCATAGCCTTCTTAATCACTTCGGCCGTAACTTTACCTTCGGACGCTAGTTTCTTTAATTCACCACGAGAAACACCCATAGTCTTTGCTATGATGTTTTCAATCATCGGAGCATTTTCAGCGATAGAACGGAATTCATCGCCTTGTAATTGACCAGATGCTAGACCTTGTGTTAACTGGATCATAGCATTCTTTTTGTTTTCGCCAGTCGTACCACCGATAGCCATTACTTTGTTAATTTTTTCAGCAAAATCGACAGCTTCTTTAGGATCTGGGAAAGCATCGTGAGCCGATTGTGATAATGTAGCTACTGTTTCAGCCATAGAAGCATATTCAGTACGAGAACGTCTAGCCGATTCATAAATCTCTTTATTTAAGGCTGCTACGTTCCCTTGTTCACCGACTATTAAACCGAGACGAGCTTGAATCGATGCGAATTCTTGCGCTGCATCGAATACATGGCCGATCGCATCACCGACTTTTTGAATAGCTGCGGCTGCAATATTAGCACCGAGCGAGCCTAAGAAAATAGCTTTTAAATTCGATAAAGAACCATTTGTTTTATTAGCAGCATTACCAGTATGTGTAACTTGTTGAGCAAAATTCGACATACTAGACGATGCCGTACCGGCCGTTTGACTAATATTGTTAAGAACAGGAGAAACACCGTTATTTAACTTAATCGTGTTAGATAATATAGACATATTCTACTCCTGATTTATTGCGTTTTAATTCTTTAGAAATATGGTCACGCTCCTTTTGTCGTATAGCTAAGGACGCGAATATAAAATTGCGCTCCTGTTCGTCCATAGAGTTTAGTTCGAGCGGACGTATATGTAAATCTTGGAGGGCCCTATGATAGAGATATGCCTCGGGATTCTCCTCTATTAGTTTTTTAATTCGTCGATATCGTTAGCTTTAGTACCAGCCATAACTTCTTGTAGCGCAGCTGTTAAGACTTGTGTTTCGCCAGGATATAACATAACACTTAGCAATTCATTAGCGGAGGATACACCATAAGAATCTTGTAGTTCTGCATCATTAAGAGAAGGATATAATACAACAGCTTCGAGAAGTTCAGCGTTAAGATTTTCTTCGTTAACAATAGACTCTTTCTTGCCGTTTTTAATAGTAGTTTTAGTATTTCGCTTTGTAATTTCTTCGACACGTTTAGTACTAATAGGATGCAATACCCATTCAATAGGGCTGCCATCTTCATTAGTGAAGCGTTCAGATACGACTACCTTTACATCTGGTAAAGATTTAGCATTAGATTTAAAGAATCCATTTAAAGACATATTTTTGATATCTGCCATAGAGGTTAATCTCCTTATATAGAATAATAAGGAGCCATAAGGCCCCTTATATAAGATTTACATATTATGAATTAGGCTTGCATACCGTCTAATTCTTTAAAGTTTTCTGGAATTTCAAGACCTTCGAATGTGAAGTCTACGTCTTGTTCGAGGTATTTACCGTCGGCATCGGCTAACGTTAAATCAAAGTTATCGATATTAACACCTTTGATAACGACTGTACGAGAACCAGCAGCGGAATCAGAATCTTCATTAGTCACTTGAAGATCGAAGTATACGTCTTTACCTTTATTCATAAAATCAGTCATCAAATCGGTAAAGATTGGTGTATTATCGTATACTGTCATAGAACCAGTACCTTTAGCACCAGTAGATTTATTGCCTTTAGTGATACGTCCTAAGATAGCTACTTCTTCTTTAGTTTTATCAACTTTAATAGTGACTTTTTTAGCATTAAGTAACAAACGACGTTTACCGTTGATAGTCATATAAGCACGAGCTTCGACTGCGCGGATGACGTCTTTTGCTAACATAGTTTGAGTATTTGCCATTTAAAACTCCTTATTTCACAATGCAAGTAGCGTACAATTTATCCATAGCGACTGTCGGATTGATTTCGTAGTTAACGAGTACGGAACCTTTTTCGTTGCCTTCTGTCGGGATTTCTACATCTTTAGATTCGAATTCTTTAATTGCACGTACTTTAGCATAATCTTCGAATAGTTTAACGATATCATTCCACAATGCGATACGACCATCTTTATCATTAGGAGTTTTGCCTAGATAATAATTGTTAAATAATCGAGCTACGTCATAAGCAGAATTATCGAGGACTCTGATAACTTGGTTAAGAGCAAAATCTTTCGTACGCTCTTTAGAAAATTCTGTGAATGTATTAACGTCTTCGAGGATACGAGTGTTACCTTTAACGTTGCCAGATGCGGAATCGGCTACGTTATGGAATACTAATTGACCGTTTTTAATAAATTGTTCTAATTCATATTGTTTGTATTGAACGTTGAAGTTATATTCGCCGTCGTATACTTTATTAGTAAGGGATTTATTAATCGGGCAAGATGCTTCGACACCAGTTAACCAGTAGACACCAGCACCAGGTTCAGCTCCAGCATCACTTACCTTATTAGCTAAGGAAATAACGCCTTCATAATTAGCACGAGTATTGTTATAAAGACATACTTGGAATTTTTGACCAGTCATTTCGCGAGCACGTTTAGCGAATGCGATGAATAAGTTTTGAATTGTTTGATCGGAGCCGGCATAACCCAATACGTTAAAGTAGAACGGTTCGATTAATTCGATATACTTTTGATAATCAGATGCTTGTACAGCCGTACCGTTAGTACCGCCATTTAGGTATGTAGCTGCTTGTGCTGTAAATGCGGACATTTCATTGAATGTTACATATGCGTTATCTTCGAGTTCTTTAGGTGTAGAAAGACCGGATTGTTCGTCGACTTTCTTAACGACATCGTCTGTTTTAAGATAAGTCGTTACGACGAATTTAGAAGCATCGTTAATGTCGGCAGAAATAGCGACAGCGATATCGTTACCACGTACACCACCGCAAGTCGCTGTAGCGACGGTAGATTGTGCTTTAACGGCATCGGAATTTAAACGATATAAATATAAAGTTTTAGTATTAATGAATAAGTCACGTAGACCTTTCATTTTTTCATGTGCAAAATCGTAGCCGAAGATACGAAGTGAATCCTTTTGGAATTCTTCTTGTTCGACACGTACGATTTTGCCTGTTTCGCCCCAGTCGAGAGATAAAGCCATCGTTGCGTAACCGCGATCTACGATTTCGGCAAATGCTTTATTCTTGGAAACGAAATTAATATATGCGCCTGGCAATGTTTTATTTTGAAATAGCCAGTAACCGCCACCTAATGCCATAGGATAAGTCTCCTTTATTTAAAATTAATCATTATAGATTTCGTCATTGAAAACTTCAATGACGGGTTTGTTTAAAGTATCTTGTAGTAAAGCTTCGATTTCTTCGATGCTATATTCTCGATCTTCGATTACAGCAGCGATTAAGTCGGCGTATTGTTTAAATCTGTCGGAAGCGATAATTACTTCGGGAGAGAAAGTAGCTACGGGAGCTGTATCACTCACTTCGTTCATTACGTTCGCTTCGTTCGTCTCAGTTTTCTTTGTTCTTGGCATATGTGTTAACCTCTTGATTTTGATGTAAAGTAAGCATAGGACCAGCATTATGTTTATTTTTAAGTATGTGATACTCATAAGAGACTTTAAAATGTAAGATGCCGTCCGTGATACGGTGACTCATATCGATACCGTTAAGTAAGGATCCGTCAGAGAGTGTTATATATTCGAGGTCGAAATATAAGTCTTCGGTTATCGGATTAATTTGTTCCTGTTGTGCTTCGATATAATCGTCGTCAGAAATAAAGAACATAACATCGAAGTCATTACGTCTGGAGTACCGTACATCCATGATATGTGTTTGTTCTGTATTAAGTGTCTCTATAACGAAGCAAGGGAATTGTGCATCTGATTTAATCTCGTCGATGTAGATCGGATACTTAAAACTGTTAAATAATGATTTAGCTATGCCGTCGATGATTTCGTTAATGTAGTTCATTATTTGCTCCACGTTGATAAGTAGTCGTCGAGCGCGTTCTTCATA